GGTTTATCAACTTCAGTATCATTAGCTTCTTCCTTTGCTTCGGGTTTACTCTGTTCTTCGACTTCTTCTGGCTCTGGATTAACAGCCTCAGTTTCATCTTGCTCAGCTAAACCTAATCTCTCTGCATAGAATTCTGCTGCATTACTACTTGTTAATATGTTTTCTGCTTCTTTTGTATCGGCCATGATATTCTCAAGCTCCTGATGTTGTTATAAAGATTTAATAATTAATTGTCAATTTCTTTTGATTTTGACTGATTTAATACTTCATTAATTAAAGATTGCTGATGTTTTAGCTCATCTTCGTTTAATTTTGCATAAGGATTAGTAGGTTCAGGTTCATATTTCTTACCTGATTTTCTTGCCATTTCCCTTAATTTCCACTCTAAAACATTGTCACTTATGATTGTTGGCATATATTCCTCCGATTATTTATAGCCATGCTTTTTAAGTTCTTTTTCAGACAATTCTCCAATTGCATAATCATATTTTTTACGCATTTCGTTATAAACTTTATATGCTTTATCGTGTGTTGAAAAATGTGAATGCAATTCATCAGTTCCTGAATGATAAATACCATGTGGTTTTTCTATTGGACCACCTTCACCTGAGTGTTTTTTCTCTAATCCAAGTTTTTTAGCCATAAAATCTGCACGATTTTCTGAGGTTACTATATTCCTAGAACCTTTTTCTTCTCGTTCTTTAGCCATCATTTCTTGAATAGCATTAATTTTATTAGCATCAGAATGTGTAATTGCTTTTTTTGCAACAGCCATTTTTATTTCAGGATCATATTTATCTTGATTAACTAAATATCTGTATTTTGATTCAGGTTTTTTCATTTAAATTCCCCTTTCTATTGCTTCAATTTCTGCTGCTTTTTCTGCAGTTGGACTAATTTGAGCCAATATTAATGCTAACTGTGCTTTCATTTGTTCAATTTCTTTTTGAGTTTCAGATTTGATTATAGTATCGTGAGCTTGACTTTCTGTACGCATCTTACTTTCTTCAAGTCTGGCTTGTACCTTTATCTGTTCACGCTGAGTTTCAGCTTCTTGAACCTGTTGTTGTACGCTTGCTCTGTACTTAATATCTAATTGCAATGATTGTAATTCTTGTTGCAATTGTTGAATTGTTTGTTGCGACTGAGCCAACTGCATTTGAACTTGTGGTGGAATAGGTGATTTATCATTAACTTGAGCCATTGGATTACCGGCAGCTAAACGATCAGCAATCACATCAGCACCAGGGAAATCCATATTTCTTACAAGTAAATCGCCAGCAATTTGAACTAAATTAGGGTCGGCTGCAAATAGTTGTAACATTGAATCTACAGCTTCTTGCCGTTTTGATGCATATCCTGGTCCTGTTTCCATTACAACATCGTATTCACCAACAGTTACATCATTAAGAATCTTATCAATGCCTTCTTCATTTGTGCCTTTTTGATTGATATTAACCATTTCAGGCTTACCATCAGCACCAATAATACGCATTATGCGTTCTTCAGAATAAATAAAGGGAACTAAATCTAAGCAAATTCGACCACATTGCCTAATGCTACGAGTTAAATTATCGTAATAATGGAAGTTGGTCATATCACTTTGTTGTTGCTGACCATTTAATGCTTTGCCACTTATCATGCCTGTAGGTAATTGACTTGGGTCATAAATACCCACAACAGCCATTAAATCACTATTTAAACCTTGTAATGCAGTAACCATACCGGTAGGTGGTGGCTCTGGTTGAATCCTTTGAGGAATTGGTGCTTGCCTACCTTCTGAATCAGTTTGTTTGTAACGCAATACAGGCATTGATTTAATGTTTGCTGTATTCCATTCCATTTCATGGCCTTCATCTTGTCCTTCAGCTATTAAATATTTAGCTTTAGGTGCAAGTGCAACACTTTCAGTTAATGCAGTAGACCAAAAGTTATACATTCTTTGTGGGTCTTTTGCCATGCGAGTGAGCCCAAACTTCTTTTTCTTGCTATCAACTATTAACTGCTGACCATAAACAGGGATAACTGGAATGTATTTACCAGCCCAATCTGAACTTTCAAGAACTTGCATCCCTGTTAGTTTTACCCATTTAATCTGCTTTTTAACAGTTTCACGCTTGCTTACAACATAAATTCCACGATCTTGTAATTCTGTTTCTTTAGGCTTTTCATCTTCAAATATTGTTGTACCGTCAGATAAAAGCAACAGTTTTGTTCTAATTCGTTCTGTATAAAAGTATTCAGCAATCCTAATATCTTCTTTTGTAATCCATTCTGACTGTGAATCACCAGTACCTCTAGGGTTAAATCCACCTCCATCATCAGCAAAAGGATACATTTTTCTAAATGCTTCTTTGCTTATAACCTCAGTAATTAAACACTTTTCAGCATCAGAACCATCAGGTTCAATAGAATTAGGGTCAAAATAAACCATAAAAGGGTTTTCAATACGCTTAATATATATTTCTTGCTGAAAACTATCTGGTCTAGGATAATCATGCGTTACTCGCCAATATCCCCATCCCATACGCACAGCAAAATCAAACGCATTATCGTATGCAGCATCAGCATCGCTTTGGTTTTCAATGTGCCTTAAAATACCAGTAATAATTTCAGCAACTTTAGCATCCGACTCATTATTCATGCCATGACATTTCATGCGTGGTCGTTGCTGTCTTTGCTGATTGGTAATTTGTCTTATGTACGCATCAATTTTATTAATGGTTAAATAGGGTCTAGATTCTAATAGCCTAGAGTTTTGTATCTCTACAGGCCATTGATCACCACCGGCAAATTTAAGATCATCAAGGGCTTCTACACGATTATTTGAATCATTATCACTACAAAATCGTAAGAATTGTTTAGCTTGATCAATAATGCCTGATTCGTCATCATCATCTGTACTATAAATTCCACCATTGCTTTGAACATTAGTAACCATAGATTTTCCTTATTGCATCCAACTTACCACATCATAATTCATTGGCTTGCGTTTGACTACTTTCTTTTCTTGTACCATTAAAGCAATATACCTAAAAGCATCTGCTCCATGGCTATATTGGTCATGTAAAGGCTTCATGCTAAATTTTTTAGTTTCAGGGTCTACATCATATCTGTAATGCCGTAAACATTGTAATCCTACATCTGTATTTGTTTTATCAAAATAACAGGTTGGGAATATAGTACGAGCAGCATTAATTGAATCAGCAATAGCCACTCTTTCAATAATCCTAACATTAAATCCACTAGAACGCACGATTTCTTCTATGCTTCTGCCATTTGCAGCTAATGTTTTATTCTGTGCATCATGAGGTAAATACAAGGTTTCATATACATAACCAAAAGTTTGTAACTTAGCCAATATTTCAGAAATAGTGGTTTGAGTAGTCTCATAATACCTAAGTAATCTGATTTCCATGCCTACAAATTGCCCTATCCATATTGCAGTAGCATCTGCCCAACCAATATCAAAACAGGCAAATACAGGCTTAATTGGGTCATATGGAACATTACAAATTCTGCCATCTTGCTCTGCCCTAGTCATTTCCCTAGCAAATACAGCACCATCAATAGTTGATCTAGTAAACCCTTCCCATACATTTTGATAGGCTTCAAAGTCTCTATTTCTTAATGATTGCCGTTCTAAATCAAGCACTTCAGGAAACCAAGTATTATCTGACCAATTAACTTTTGTAACTATTGCATTGTCTGGTGGGCTAATTACAAAGCGTTTATAGGTTGCATCTGTAGGTAATTCAGGATTAAAAGTAATCCATATTTCACTATTTTCTTTACGAATTGTTGGTATTAATATGTCCCAACTTGTGTCCGTAACATTATTTGCCTCCTCAACCCAACAATAATCAATGCCTTCAATAGATTTAAGATTATTTATATTATTTTTAATACCGGCAAATATAAACTCTGTGCCGTTTATTCCTCTAATGGTTGATTGTGTTACCTCATAATGAGCTTCTAAACCTAAACTATATATTTGATCTACCAATAGTTTATGTACTGAATCCCTAATTGATGTTTGAAATTCCCTTGCACAAAGGATTCTAAGTACACGTTGTACACCCATGCAAAGTAATGCACGAGCTACTGAATGTGATTTAGCAGCTCCACGACCACCATAAAGCACTCTATATCTTGAGTTTTTAGGTTCAAATAAGCACTTCAGCTTAGCTGGAAACTGAGGCCATATAAAGCCTTTATCGTCAATCTTGTTTGACATTAGAATCTACAAAAGTAATATTAATACCCTTAACTTCTGAATTTTCACCTGCTGATAGTTCAGTTACATTTGTTTCTTTCCATCCAGCCCTTGTTTTTAACCAAAAGATTGCAGCAGTCATATTACCTTTTTTAGCCTGCTGAAATAATGTAGTGGCTATTTGTGCATTAGCATCTATACGACCATCTTCTAATTCAGGCTTGTAATGCTTTCTTAATGTATCGTCTGTAATTTCTAATTTATGAGCAATATCAACATAACGAGTTCCTACAGCAGCTAAGTTTTTAACTAAACTTCTGCTTTTATCGTCTGGTATATGCTCAATTCCTTGACTCATCCTTTTATTAACTCCGAAAGTACTGCTTGTTTACCTGTGAAATCTTCCCAACGCTTTACTATTACATCACAATATTTAGGGTCTAATTCCATAACATAAGCGTGCCTACCATGCTTCTCAGCAGCCAACATAGTTGTTCCACTACCACCAAACAAATCTAAAACAATATCTCCACCTTTAGTGTTGTTTAACATTTGGTATTCAAACAAAGCTACTGGCTTCATAGTTGGATGCTCCCCATTTCTGCTGGGTTTATCAAACTCTAATATGGTTGTTTGTTTTCTATCAGTAGCCCACAAGTGTCCAGCACCCTCTTTCCAACCATATAAACAAGGTTCATGCTTCCAATGGTAATCTTGTCTTCCCATAACCATACTGGACTTTTTCCAAATTAAGCATTGTCTCACCTTCCAACCAGCGTCTTGTGCAGCTCCTCTGAAGTTGTAGCTTTCACTATCAGCATGCCAAATATAAAATACAGCACCAGCTTTCATAACAGTATTTGCTGAAACAAAAGCATCCCTAAGAAATTGTCTAAAATCCTCGTTGCCCATTGAATCATTAATAATTGTTAATTTTTCCTTAGTTGCACCTTCATAAGCAACATTGTAAGGAGGATCAGTTAAAAGCATGTCAACCCCCCCCCCAACTCCCATTAACTTTTCTACATCCGTTATGCTACAGGAATCCCCACACATAAGTCTATGATTTCCAAGGATATATATATCTCCTAACTTGGTTTTAGGTTCATCAGGTACATCAGGCACATCATCTTCATCTGTGAGCCCTGTAGTGCCTGTAATTGGGTT